TCATTTGGGCCGTACTTTATTGATGTGAATCTAATTTTTTCAATTCCATCATTATCAATAAAAAATTGATAGTCGATTAATTTCTTATCCGTACCAACGCATTGATATGGTTCAGGTAACGTATTTGGTGTTGTACCGTATTTTGTTGTACCACTTAAAGTACATCCACTTAAACAAGGCCATCTAGCCGCCAAGGCATAAGGTTCGTAAGTGTCGATACATCCAGCCTCATTAATCTCGTTATCTGAATTTATAAAATTAATTAATGTAATTAATGATTGTCTCCAAAGTTCTTTTATTTTGGTAACATCTGGGTTGATGTATTGTTTATAGTCACAAATTAACGGTAACTTATGTGTGTAAGTTCTTGTTGGTCCGTTTAATAATGCGGTACCTCCAAAGTAACAAGTACAATCATCTAAAATCCATTCGTCAAATAATTTAGCACTATTTGCTGTGTTGGCTATTCCACTAACAACAACTGCGTTACCAGTGTAGATTGCACCATCTATTTCAATTATTGGATAATAAGTAACTCCTGTCGAATTTAATAATCCTCTAAAGTTATCTTCATCACCAAGTAAAGTTTCTAAATCTTCCTCAATCGCAGTTTCAAAATCAGGAAATAATTCCTCAATAAATTCTTTTGGTTGACAACCAAATTTATATTGATATTTTGAACGACCAAATAACCCATTCTCAATTAAATTACCTCCCATCCACAATGTGGTTGCAGGTATAAATTGGTCAATTACTTGTGTCCAATATGGACTCATCTTATTGATAAACTCATTTATATCAGGAAGATTATACGGTGTGAAATTTGTATTGGTAATGTAGTCTCTATAAATGTCTTCAAGAATAATATAATTCTTTTTGTATTTTACAGAGTTTGAATTTTTAATTTGTTCACTTAATGTTTTATTTAAAAACTCAGCAAAGGTTACCCCCGTTTGTGGGGTTAATGTTACAGTACCAAACGACAGACTTAATTCTCTTGATTTTCTATAAATGTCATAATCAAGAGCTTGAGCTGCCGATAGATTAATACTGATGTTTTTTCTGTTTAATAGATAAATTGAACCGTCATCATTTTGGTGTGACTTCTTATTATCAATTTGATTAATAATGTCAAATCCCGTATCTAATCCAGGTAAGGTTCTAAATACATCGAAATAATCCTCACCATATGTGAAATCTTTTGATTTAGTTTTAATTGTTTTGGTTCTACCTGTTAATTGGAATACCCCATCAACATAAGTTCCACTTGACAATTCTTCATCCAAAATCATTGAAGACCTGTGGTCTAATGTTTTTTCATACCAACCAGCTCCTTTTTGGAAGAACATATCTGTTTCACTATCGATAGCCCTTCTAGGTAATATCGTATTTTCAATTACAGGATACTCTTTTCTATCATAAGTTGTTTTTGAAGTTGTTGTTCCTGTTATATAAGAAAACGTGTCCTCATCAAAGGTTAAAGTTGTATTAACTTGTGTACCCTCAATAACATCCCAAATGTCTGATTCTAAATCTAAAGACTTAGGGAACCCAACTACTTTATAAACAAATTCGTTTATTTTAATCATTGGTTCAGGAGCACCTAAGAATTTTAGGAAAAATTCAATGGATTTTCTTGTACCTTTTGATTTATATAACTCAACTAAATTAACTAATAATCTTCTGTAAAATTCATATTCGGCATCAACGATGTTTGTACCAAGGTTAACTGCTTCATATTGTGAATCTTGTCTAACATATAAAAGTTCATCAACTTGTTTTTCATCTAAAAGACTAACTGTTGATAATCCTAATGTGTTTGCTAGATTTTTTAATAATACATCCGGAACATTATTGATACCGTCATAAGAAACATTACGCATATTTGCAATGTTCGATATGTATTTTTTTACCTTGTCAAAATTTTGACCATATAATTGAAATATGGCTTCGATTTTTTTGTCATCACTATCAAACTCATACAATTGAGGTGCACTCATAAACCTTATAAAAAGGTTTGATTTGTAATTGTCTATTTCATCTGATAAATCGGTTAGTTGGGTTAGATAATTTTCATATTCTAAACCAACAATTTTAATGTTCCACCCATCTTTAGATGTTGGCCAAGTAACCTCAACGTCAGTTATTTCGGTTCTATCTCCATCGAAACTATCTCTAGGAACCTTAAACGTTGCTTTATATTTTGGTGTGGATTCTCTATTTAAAAGGATTTCTTCTAAATCATCTAACCCCATAAAGAACTCTTCAACTATACCATCATTTGGTCTGATTAAATAATTTAAATCATATGTTGATGATGTTCCAAATGGTTTACCAAAAACTTTAAATGAAACTTCATTATTTGAATTTGGTTCACTATATGTTAATACCGGATAAGTCGTCCCTGAAACTTCTATTACATATTTTTTATATGATGAATGAAAATTTCTAACCTCGTTGTCGGTAGTTGGAATTACATTACTATTTGGTTTAACAAATAAAACATCCAAAGGATTGTAAATCATCGCAAAATCTACAGTAAATTCTGTAGTGTTCTGATTAAAATCGTAAGATATATTATATGCTGTGTAAATTGAATTTTTAATTAAACTCTCGGAATCAACAAGTGATGTTGCAGGGAATTTCTTAATAATTCGTGTGATTGAAGCAAGTAATCTACTTCTTAATGAACCGAAAATAGAAACAGACGCATTATTTTTAGAAGACTTAAATTTAATTTCTTTTTTTCTTTCTTCTTTTGTTTTTGCGGATGTTGTGGGAGAATCGGTCTCTTCTTTTAAATCCTCTAAAGTTAAAAAATCTGAAAATTGACTTGTTCTAAATTTTTTACTATCCTTTTCTGGTATGATACGATCAATGGCAAAGTTCGTATTAGTCAATTGACTAGTACCATCGGTAATTTGTCTACCAACTAAACTATCGCTAAATGTTTCTGCACCCGTCGCAACTTGACTTGGAACTTTTCTTCTTGCCATTATTGTGTAATATCATCGAAATTTAATGTCTCATCAATATCTGTCTTGTTTTCTCTAATCTCAAATAAGGTTTCGTTAAACTCATCCTTAACTTCATAAAGATTGTATTGCTTGAAGATATTGTTATTGTTATCATAAATGGTATAGATACCTGAAGACACCGCCTTACTTTGATTACCATATAATGCGTAAGCCAATGTTGACGAATCGTGTTCAACCATTTCAACTTCAACCGTTGTTGGGTTAAAGAATGTATTGGTTAAGATGATATTTTGTCCTGGTTGCCCAATAAATGGAACTACATTCGGTCTACTTGATGGTGCCGAAGATGGTGTTACCGTTAAAAATAATAAATTTGAAGCGGCCACACTATATTGATATCTAATCGCCTTCTGAGTTGTACTAGTTAGGTTTGAAACCACTGGAGTACAGTAAAAAGATGATGTTACTATTCTATAAAAATTTGGAACTTTGGTATTGTCATTTGAATTTAAATATTCAATTCGATAACCCACCAATCCCTGTGGTGTAAATTTGTTTCTGTCAGCAGACGGAACAGTACTTAAATCGATAACTAAACCTCTAACAGATGGTAAAGAAGCTAAAATACCACAATCTGTGATTGACGTTCTGATTTGTTTTGGTCTGATGTGAAGTGTATATATTCCTAATTCACTAAAATCGTCAGAAGTTAATGTTAAACTATATAATCCACCTAAAATTTCAACGTCTGGAGCATCGGTACTGTCTGTGGTATCTCCGTTATGAAAAACAGGAGCAAGAACTTCTTCAGAGTTTAACTTTTTTAAGGTTACCTCCGCAGTTGATGTTCTATTTGGAACGTAGTGATAAAAAACATCTACGTCCGCTGGGGATACATCTGCTGGTCTAATTATTCCGTAACTTCCTACTGCCATAACTTTTTATAATAAATATAATTTTTATTGTTTTCTTACATTAAAATATCCATTTCCATATATGTCTACCTCACCAATGTTGTCAATTTCTCCTAATCTTAAATTTTTTTCCATAACACCTTGTTTTCCTCTTTCAACAAAAATGTCAGAATATATCGTCGGTTCATCAATAAACCCTAAAAAGTGTTCATTTCTTGTAACCATTCTATTAACTACTTCTTCTTTAGTAAAACTCGATGTACTACCTGTAATCATCGTATAACCATCACTAAAGTCACGATAATAGAGATTATCTAATGTATAACCACTCCAACTAGTTCCATCCG